AAGAGTTTGCAATTGCTTGTGTTATAGCCATGTTTATTTTCTCCTATTTACCTATACGAGGAACACCACTTTGATATTCATCTCGTCTTCTTCTTCCCATTTGTTCTATTGAGAAGCCTTCTACCGCTTGTTTATACCTTCCTTCGTATAATTGCAAGAGATCATTTGGCCCTTTTAGAAAACCATATGCCTCAACTAGACATGCATACAATAAGCCATTGGGAAATTGTAGACTTAAGTATGTAGTTGGAACTGTACTAGATAATCCATCAGGTTTCAAGATATAATTTAACTGAATCTGATATGTCTGATCTGGAGTCGGAGCTACAACTATTCTACTTTCATCCCAATTACTATAGTATTTTGGCACCCCTTGACTTCCCAAATTATTAAACTCAGACATAAAACTTGTATCTCTATATTGTAAAAAATCTCTGTCGTCTGGATTTGCTGTGCCTGCAGAATCTACTATTTGAGCAGATCTAATAACCAATAAATTTTGTGGTGTATCAATAAATCTTGTCCCTGCTACTAAATTAGCAAAAACATATCTTCTGTTATTATCAGAATCTACATCTCTTAAAATTCTAAATTCTGCATCTTCAATAAAACCATTTACAATAGTATCGGTTAAAACCGTGCTTGTGACTTCTGTATAATCTCTAATTTTTTGTACTAGTTCTGTATACGTCATGTTATACTTACCTCAACCTCTCCTACATTTATTTGGGCTTCTCTTCTTGCATTTATAACAGATGCATCCTCAGGCACCATACTATTATTACTTAAATCTTGAAAAGCAAAATCTCCAGGTAAAGTTAAATTAGCTACCATGTTTCCTCCACCGATTTGATCAGATGGAAAACGTTGAGGTCTAGCATTTGCTAAACCTTGTGGATCAGCTACAAAAGGTTTTGGTTCTAATTGTGGTTGCTTTGGTTCGTACTCTGATAAATGTACAAACGCACCATTCCATTCAGTAACCATTTCTCTCCATGGAAATGCTTGACCACTTCTATCTGATATTGCTAATGCGTATTTACCTTTTGCAAACTTTGACATTATATCTCCGGATAATAAGTTTTAGGTGAAATATAAAGACTTGCTGGTGATCCATCTTCCTGCAATGCTCTTTGTAATTCATCTTCATAAATTAATTTCATCTCTTGTATTCTTTGTGGAGCTTTTTTCATAGATACATAATATGCCAAACCTGCACACATACAAGGTACGAATCTATTAACTACATCTGCTTCATTAGTATATTTACCTGCATCTTGAATTCTTTTAACATAGTAAAAATAAATAAAATTAACAGCCTGTGAGCTCCCTGGTGTCAAGTATGTAGTTATTGTAACTTTATCTATAAATCTTTGTACAAAATATTGTGATGGTTGACCTGTTGCACTTTTATTTGAAAAAGCTTGATACTGTGATCTATTAACTTTTGAAAGTGGTGTATCTACATCACTTGTATTTCTGAAACTAGCTTCAAGAATATCTGAAACCATATCAACACAATTTACAACAGTGTCACCAGATGCGTGACCTGCAGCTGTAGTTCCGTCTGCTCCACGTCCTGATGCATCGCAAATTATATTGTTTCCAGAAATAGAAGTGTAAATAATTACTTCAGAATTAATTCTAATCTTACCTGTTGCATTCATATTTTTTGTAGATGTTACAGGTATAGTTGTTGCAACGTTTGAAATTCCAGAGGATAAAGTTGTATCTATTCCATCTGCATTTCCATCAGAGGGAGATCTATAAATTACATATTCATTTTGACCTGCATTTAAAGTTATAGCAGTTCTATCAACTTCCCAAAAATGTAAACCTCTATTATCCCATTCTTGAAACATTATGTTTAAAGAACGTCTTGCTGATCTTAAATCATTACCAGAATAATCAAAGAAACCTAATCTTTCAAATGCCTCAGTAATAATATCATCTATCGAGAGAAATTTCTCGAATGTAGTTGTGCCTGAAAAAGCCACGTAAACCTCCTACGAGTTGTTTCCGCCACTGTGATAAACAGTAATTGCAGTAACTTGTTCAGTAGTAAAAGTAGAATATACATCTGTTTTAAATAAAATAGGTGCAGGGAAAACTATGTTTTCACTTCCCGCTGCAGCAGGTTTATTTATTTTAATTTTTGATGTTCCACCCGATCCACCGTCTTTAAGTTCTATTACACCCGCAGTAGCTGTTCCAGCATAGTGAAGTCCATAAACTCTAGTTCTTCCTGATTGTACAGTTTTAGTTTCTGTAGTCACATTAGCAGATGCTAAATCTTGTGATGATCCAAATGTTGTCATTTATATTTTCTCCTTAAAATTTTATGTGGGCCCGAAGGCCCACAAAATTAATTATTACGCTGCAAATGCAAATGCACCTGTAGTAGCGGCTGCTGCTCCAGTGAATTCATATGCAATGTGCCATGTACCTGTTTCATAACAAATGAAAGCAATTTTACTTCCAGTTGTGAAAAGGTTTGTAGCTGCGTCAACTGGTGTGAAAGTTAATTTAGTTTCATCTGCTGTAGAAATATCAAAGTCAGCTTCTGCTGCTGCTCTTGATTCTATTACAGAACCAGTAGCCCAAACATCAGTTCCAGCTGCATCGAATACTAAAGTATTAACTCCACCTGCTGTATCTTTTGCTTGAACGTAAACAACAACTGTTCCTTGCGTAGCTGCTGGTAATGTGCAACCTGCTGCAGCTGCACCTGTGTAGTTTACGATTGACATAGTGTCAGCAGCTAATGTTAAACTAGCTCCTGTTGCTACATCAGCTTTTGCTAAACCAGTTAAGTCAGGCATAGCTGAACTCATTCTAGTTGTTACTGCTCCCGTAGTTGCATTTTTAGTTGCAACTTGGAAACCTTTTTCAGACCTTACTGGTCCGTTAAACGTAGTTGATGCCATAATTATATCCTCCTAGTTTCTGAACATAGTCTCTAGGCCGTCGACTATACGCGTCTATGTTCTTTAAATAATTGTATAGTGATTATTTTATACACTAGTTTTTAGTAGAGTGCAAGAGAGCCTGTAGTGTGGAGTGAATTTTTCCAACGATGTAGCTTTTTATTAAGTAGCTACAGAAACTTGTGGAGCCGCTTCTTCAACTTTATTAGCTAGATGCTCTTTTTTAGCCTCTGCTAATTTTATATGGCTTAAAACTTCTCGAACTTGTCGGTCTATCTTAACCATATTGAGAGTATATCTACCCTCTTTAAGATGCTCTTGCTCCCACTGAAGATCCAAACCCCTCTTTTTCTTGTAGAGGTCGTTTAAGTGTTGCATCATCTGTTCCATCGATAACCTCCTCATAGGTTATTCTGTTAATCTGGTCACTATAAGAGTTTCCAAGATTTTCCCAAACTATACTTTTTTCTCCTAACTTGTCAAGTATAGCCTTTTCTAGTGAGGCTGAGTCGTCTTCACACTCAACAATAAATTTAGCGTGATGATCATATGCCCAGATATTTACTAGAATTTTAGCCATTATTCTTTCTATCTTTAAAATGAGGCGGGATTGTGGCCCGCCTCAAATTTTTTAAGTATTACGCACCTTCAACACCAAAGATACCTCTGTAGTCAGATACACCGAATCTGTATCTTTCTCTAGCTTTGTATCTTACGTTTCCAGTATCGAAATCACCTTCCATCGCTGTTCTGATTGGAGTTCTTTCGAAATACTTCATACCGTTAGGCACATCAGTGATAATGTAGAACGCATCCGTGTCAGTTAAGAAGTTATTAACTCTGTAACCTTGTGGAATCATTCCCATTGACGCGATTGCGTTAATGTCATTATCAGCAGTTGACGTTCTACCTTGAGACTTCATAAGTCTTTCAGCAGTGAATTGAAGTTCACTTGGAACGATCATTTTTAATCCTCTTGCAGCAATTTTTAGACCTCTTTCGTCTGTCATTGCAGCAATATCGATTAATGATTGCTCTAATGAAGTTTCATTCAAGTCAGCTTGAGTTGCTAACGTGTTTGATACAGTGCCCGCGATTGTTGGGTGAGCAGTGTTAAATAAAGAAACACCGTCTCCAGAATCAAAATTATCCGTAGTTGGTAAACCTTGGATAAGCGGATCTACTGCTTTGATTTGTTTAGTATTTGCCATGGATCTAGCTAATGCTTTTGTATATCTAGACGCAAGTCTGTCATACAAGTTGTCCTCGATCGCTTCTTCAGTGATCGCGAACGCAAGCGCAACAGTTTCCATAGTGTATCTAGCTGTGTAAGTTTCTTGAGCATTGTCAAAAACTACGCCAGAACCTTCAGGTTTAACTGCAGCATTTGCAAAACCAGATAACATAACTTCTTCTTCAAACGCTCTGTCTGAAGTTTCTGTTGCGTATATCTCAGCATGCTGATTCTCATAACGTTTGTATTCCAGTCCGAATAG